TTAGATAATAAAAATCAAACAAAAAACAATTTTACACAGAGGTAAATTCAAATGCAAATGTTCAATGCAGAACAGCTGCAGGAAAAGTGGGCACCACTCCTTGACTACAATGGTCTTAATGAAATCAAAGATCCACATCGTAGAGCGGTAACTGCTATCCTGTTAGAGAACCAAGAAAAAGCTCTTAGAGAAGAGAGAGAATTTCTTACAGAAGCAACCCCAACCATGAACACTGATCCCGCAGGATCAGGTGCAGCAGGTTTCAGCTACGGTGCTTCCGCAGCAGGTCCAGTAGCAGGTTTCGACCCAGTTCTGATCTCACTGATCAGACGTTCAATGCCTAACCTTGTTGCATATGACCTAGCAGGTGTTCAACCAATGAACGGTCCTGTAAGTCTCATTTTCGCAATGAGATCACGTTATACCAACCCACAAGGTAATGAAACATTCTACAATGAAGTAGATACCACCTTCTCTGGTCAGAATGCTGGCAGAAACAATGACAATGGTTGGACTAACGGTAACGTTGGTTTCGGAACCACTGCACAGGTTGGTTCAAACCCAGGTCTTCTCAACCCAACTTCTGCACCTCTCGGTGAGTACAATGTTGGTCAGGCAATGAGCACTTCTGAGGCAGAAAGTCTCGGTAATGATCTCAATGATGCTGGCACCTTCTTCAACGAGATGGCACTTAGCATCGAGCGTGTATCCGTTACTGCTAAGTCTCGTGCTCTGAAAGCAGAATACAGTCTTGAGCTTGCTCAGGATCTGAAGGCAATTCACGGTCTGAATGCTGAGGCTGAACTTGCAAACATTCTCTCAACTGAGATTCTTGCTGAGATCAACCGTGAAGTTATTCGTACCATCTACATGATTGCAGAACCTGGTGCACAAAATAACGTTGCAACTCCTGGTATCTTTGACCTTGATGTTGACTCCAACGGTCGTTGGTCAGTTGAGAAGTTCAAAGGTCTTATTTTCCAAATGGAAAGAGATGCCAACCTGATTGCACAAAGAACTCGTAGAGGTAAGGGGAACATGATTCTCTGCTCTGCAGACGTTGCTTCAGCACTGTCTCACGCAGGAATCCTGGATTACACCCCAGCACTCAACGCAAACCTCCAGGTAGATGACACCGGTAATACTTTTGCAGGTGTTCTCCAAGGTAAGTATAAGGTTTATATCGACCCATATTCTGCAAACAATAGCAACACCCAGTTCTATGTTGCTGGTTACAAGGGAACCTCACCTTACGATGCAGGTCTCTTCTATTGCCCATATGTTCCTCTCCAAATGGTTCGTGCCGTTGGTGAGCAGTCCTTCCAACCAAAAATTGGATTTAAGACTCGTTATGGCATGGTTGCTAACCCATTTGCTGAAGGTCTTAACCAAGGTCTTGGAAGACTCCAGAGAAACTCCAACACCTACTACAAGAGAACTCTTGTTAAGAACCTCATGTGATCCATTCACATTAAGTTCACTGGACCCCTCAGGGGGTCCTTTTTTATTGGAAATAAATATATTGTATGAATATTTTTTCAATAAAATGTCACAAAATCCTTGGAAAAATCAAATCAATAATAAAAGTTTTTTATCTCCAACGGGATTTAAATTTTCTTTAGTTAAAAAACCAAAAATTGATTTTTTTTGTAATGAAATTTCAATTCCTGGTATTAATTTGGGAGTTGCAGTCCAGTCATCATATTTAAAACAAATTCCAGTTCCTGGTGATGTATTAACTTATGATGATTTAACTCTTCGTTTTAATGTAGATGAAGATATGGAAAATTATCTTGAAGTTTATAATTGGTTAATTCAATTTGGTTTCCCAAGTAGTCTAGAGCAATATCAACAACTTCTAAATGAAGACGAGAATAGCAAAGGCAAGCAAACTGCTATTTCAGGTATGTCAGATGGAAGTTTAGTAATTTATAATAGTAACTACAATCCTAATATAAGAATTGATTTTAAAGATTTATTTCCAGTATCTCTTAGCACGATACAATTTAATTCACAAGTAAATGATATCCAATACGTGACAGCACAAGCAACTTTCAAGTATACTATCTACAATATTGTCAAACTTAATTCATGAATATCAATGAAATTGAAGATCTTTGGGAAAAAGATTCTCAAATAGATCCCGATAATTTACATCTAGAAAGTATTAAAATTCCCAATCTACACTCCAAATATTATAAAATTTATAATAATATTTCACTTTTAAAAAAAATAGAAGAAAACAAGTACTTAGAAATTCAAAAAGAAAAATGGTTATATTACTCAGGAAAGGCAAGTCCTGAAGTGTACAAGGAAAACCCTTTCGATCATAGAGTAATTAAACAAGACCTAGATAAGTATATGAGTTCAGATCAAGATATTATAAAGTCTGCAACTAAAATAGATTATTATAATTTAATGTTAAAATATCTGGAAAGTATTTTAAAAAATATTGAAAATAGAACTTTTGTAATTAAAAACAGTATTGAATGGTCTAAATTTACTGCAGGATATAGTTAACATGAAATCTGATGTTGTTATTAAAAAGAAAAATGAAGTCTATCTAAAGTTAGAATGTGAACCTCACGTTTTATATGATCTATCCCCATATTTTGCATTTGAAGTTCCCAATGCAAAATTTATGAGAGGTAATAAGTATAAAAATTGGAATGGTCAAATTCATCTACTAAACGTACACAGTAAAGAAATTTATGTAGGACTTTTAGATAAATTAATAGAAAAAATAAAATTACATGATTATACTTACGAATTTGAGAATAGTAAGTACTATGGACTTCCATATGAAGAGAACGAGATGATTTCATATGAAGGTGTTAAATCTTATATGAAAAAGATTATCTCGTCAAAATATGAACCTAGAGATTATCAAATTCAAGCAGTAACAGACGCATTAAAAAATAATAGGAAGTTATTAGTATCACCAACTTCCTCTGGTAAATCTATGATGATTTATTCATTGGTAAGATACTATACTGAAAAAAATATGAAAACTTTATTGATTGTTCCTACTACTTCTTTAGTTGAACAAATGAGTAAAGATTTTGAAGACTATGGTTGGGACACTCAAAACTATGTGCATAAAATTTATGCAGGTCGTGCTAAAAATACAGATAAAAAAGTTACTATTTCGACATACCAAAGTTTATATGATTTGGAGAAATCTTATTTTGAAAATTTTGATGTAGTAATTGTAGATGAAGCACATACTGCAAAAAGTAAATCTATAACAGATATTTTGCACAAAATGCATGGTGCTAAGTATCGTTTTGGATTTACTGGTACAACTAATCCAGAAAAAGTAAACATTTGGATTCTTGAAGGATTATTTGGTCCTGCATATAAAGTTATCCGTACTCAAGAATTGATGGATAAAGGAAATATTGCAAAACTTCAAATTAAAATTTTAATTCTTCAACATAAAGGTCAAAAATTTGAAACCTATGAAGATGAATTGCAATATTTAATTACACATGAAAAGAGAAATAATTTTATTAAAAATCTAGCATTAGATTTAAAAGGAAACACTTTGATTCTTTTTAGTAGAGTAGAAACCCACGGATCTGTTTTATTTGAATTAATAAATAATTCAGTCAAAGAAAATCAAAAAGTATTCTTTGTTTATGGTGGTGTGGATACTGAACAAAGAGAAAAAATTAGAGAAATTACTGAACAAGAAAATAATGCAATTATCGTTGCATCTTATGGTGTATTCAGTACTGGAATATCAATAAAAAACTTACATAATTTAATTTTTGCAAGTCCAACTAAATCTAAAATTAGAAATCTCCAAAGCATTGGAAGGATTTTAAGAAAATCAAATACTAAAAATAAAGCAGTTTTGTATGATATTGCTGATGATATCACTTATCAGTCTAAAAAAAATTATACCTTAAATCATCTTATTGAAAGAATCAAAACCTATAATGAAGAAAATTTTGTTTATGAATTACATAAAATTAATTTTAAGGAAAAATGAAAGAAGAAGAATTTTATGCAATTATTAAATTAGTATCTGGTGAAGAAATCTTATCAAAGGTATGTCCTTTTGATGAAAATGATGATACAATGGTTGTGTTAGACAACCCTGTATTCATTGAAACTGCTTTTGTACCTAAACTCGGTGTTCCCATTGCTAAAATAAATCCTTGGTTAAGACTTTCTGAGGATACTATGTTTATAATGAGTTTAGATAAAATTATAACAATGACTGAATGTAAGGATGTATCTTTAATTAAGATACATCAACGTTATGTTAGAGAACAAAATAAAGAAACTAATCTAACAACATTAACTCCTAATATGGGATATGTTTCTTCTATTTCAGATGCTAGGGTTTCCCTAGAGAAACTTTATAACTCGGAGACTTCAAACAGTAAATTCGAATGATTTCCTAGAGTATCTTATAGTATTATTAATATAGTATTTTCCAAACTCAACAGAGTAATTATACCGGTATTCAGGTATAGTGTCAAGGGTATAAATACCCATATTTTAAAAAATTGACTTATTAATTATTTTGAGATTAAAATCATAAAAAAATAAAATACAACATGTTAAATCAGGTTATGAATAAAAAACAAAAAAATGTCCACTATGTAAACAATAAAGATTTCCATGATGCACTCATTGCTTACAAAAGGAAGGTAGACATTGCTAAAGAAAATGGACAACCGAAACCAAGAATACCAAATTATCTTGGAGATTGCTTTTTAAAAATTGCAACCCACCTTTCATATCGTCCAAATTTCGTAAATTATATGTATCGTGATGATATGATTTCAGATGGAGTTGAAAATTGTGTTCAATATATTCATAATTTTGACGTAACTCGTAGTAATCCTTTTGCATATTTTACTCAAATAGTTTACTACGCATTTCTTCGTAGGATTGGTAGAGAAAAGAAGCAAGTGGAAATAAAAGAAAAAATTCTAGAAAGAACTTCTTTTGATGAAGTTTTCACAGCAGATGAACATTACAGCAGTTCAGATTATAATTCTATTAAAGATGCTGTTTATTCTAAGTATTATTGATTTTGATTTAATTTATAAAAATAATGAAAGTAGCAGTAATTACGGACACTCACTTTTGCTTTAAAAAATCTAGCAAAGTATATCATGATTATTTTGAACGATTTTATAGTAATGTGTTTTTCCCTACTCTAGAAGACCGTAAGATCACCCATGTCATTCATATGGGGGATGCTTTTGATAATCGTAGAGGAGTCGATTACTGGGGACTAGAGTGGGCACAGAGAGTAGTTTATAATAAATTTAGAGACTTAAGTATTGAAGTCTATCAAATCATGGGAAATCATGATGCATACCACAAGAATACTAACACTATAAATTCAGTTGAAACTCTTTTGTATCATTATGATAATATAATTCCAATAACAGATCCTAAAGAATATAATATTGGTGGACTGGACTGTTTGATGCTTCCATGGATTTGTAAAGATAATGAGCAGAGAACATTTGAACTAATTCAAAATACAAAAGCAAAAGTTGTTTTTGGTCATTTGGAACTTCAAGGATTTTCCTTATTCCCAGGACACCCTCAAACTCATGGTATGAGTGTGGAAAAATTTGAAAAATTTGATAGAGTATATTCTGGTCATTATCATACTCGCAGTAACGATGGAAAAATATTTTATCTGGGAAATCCATATCAGATGTTCTGGTCAGATGTGAATGATAAAAGAGGATTTAGTATTTTTGATACAGAAACTTATGAGATAGAATTTATAGAAAATCCATATTACATGTATGAAAAAATCTATTATTCTGATCTTGATTATAAAAAATTTGACTTTTCTACTTTAGAAAATAAAAATGTAAAAGTTTTAGTGCAACAAAGAACTAATCAACTTCAATATGAAAAATTCATTTCAGAAATTTTAAAAAGAAATATTGTAGATCTTAAAATATCTGAAACTGTTGATTTGGAATCTGAACGTGTGGATATCATCAATATTGATTCCGAGGATACTTTGAGTATTCTTAATAAATATATCGAAGATGCAGATTTTAACTTAAACAAAAATAAAGTTAAAAAAATATTGCAAGATGTTTATAAAGAGGCAATAGAATTAGAAATCGCATAATATTTTTCATATGCACTTTTACAGATGGGGAACTAATGCATGTATATAATTACAATTAGTGGTAAAAAGGATGAAGGTGCATATGCAGTAATTGATGAACATGGTGACAAAACCTTGTGTTTTTTTGAAGAAGAAGATGATGCAATTAGATATGCTGGATTATTGGAAGCAGATGATTATCCTGAAATGGAAGTAATAGAAGTAGAGGATGAACTTGCAATAAAGACGTGTGAAATGTATAATTACCACTACGTGGTTGTAAAACCTGATGATTTCGTGATCCCCCCAAAAGAAGATGCTCTGTATTCAGAAAATAAAATATAAAAACTTTTTAAGTACTGGAAATCAATTTACTGAAATATGTTTTACTGACACAAAAACTACATTAATAGTAGGAAAAAATGGAGAGGGTAAGACTACACTACACTCTGCTTTAGTATTTGGTCTGTACGGTAAATCTAATAGAAACACAACAAAAAAACTATTGGTCAATAGTAGAAATAAAAAAGATTGTGTAGTCGAAGTTTATTTTTCAAACGAGGGTAAAGACTACAAAATTGTAAGAGGAATTTCTCCAAATATTTTTGAAATTTGGATAAATGGTAATTTGCAAGAAGAACTTTCTGCAGTGAAAGATCAACAAAAATATTTGGAACAAGTAATTCTAAAAATGAGTTACAAAACTTTCATGCAGGTTGTTGTTCTTGGGAGTAGTAATTTTATACCATTTATGCAATTGTCTTCTTCTGATCGTAGAGATTTAGTGGAAGAATTATTGGACATTAAAATCTTTTCTTCAATGAACATTGTATTAAAAGATAAAATTAAAGGTTTGGAAAGAAAGTCTAAAGAAATAGATTCAAATATTTCATCAATCAAAGACAAAATTGAAATGCAAAAAGTCTTTATTGAAACACTTAAAAATAACAGTAAAGATATTATCACTAAACATAAAAATAAGATTGGTGAGTTGGATTTCCAAGTGCAGGAATTGATTAAATTGAATGATGAATATTTAAAATCTATTGAAATTGAGCAAGAAAAATTAAATTCAATTTCTTTTTCATCTAAAAAATTAAAACAATTATCTGGAATACGTGGTAAATTAGAAACTAAAAAATCTATTTTTGAAGAAGAGAAAGATTTTTTTAACGAAAATGAAATTTGCCCAACTTGTAAGACACACTTACAAGTTGATTTTAGAGAAGAAAAAGTAAAAGAAATCGACATTCAACTTCAAAAAATAGAAGAAGGATTTATCGAATTGCAAGATGCTATTTTGGAAGAAGAGAATAGAGAAAGTATAGTTAAAAATATAACCAAAGACATCAGTAACATAACATCAAATATTACTGTCAACAATTCTACAATAAAACAATATAATAAACAGAAGTTAGAACTTGAAAAAGAAATTGAGAATCTTCTTAGCAAAAATAAAAATGAAAGCAAAGAAGTAAAAATTTTAAGAGATATGATGAAAGAAGAAGATAAGTTGGATAAAGTAAAGTCTCAATGTAATGAAGCACTTCATTACTTTGAATTTGCACATCTTCTTATGAAAGATGGTGGAATAAAATCCAAAATAATTCAAAAATATTTGCCAATAATAAATCAGCAAATAAACAGATATCTCCAAATGATGGATTTGTTTATTAATTTTTCTTTAGATGAAGAATTTAAAGAAAGTGTTAATACACCAGTCCATGAAGATTTTTCTTATGGATCTTTTAGTGAGGGTGAAAAACAAAGAATATCCTTATCCATTTTATTTGCATGGAGAGAGGTTGCTAGAATGAAGAATTCGGTAAATTGCAATTTACTTTTCCTAGATGAAATTTTTGATAGTTCGTTGGATACTGAAGGAACAGAATACTTACTTAAAATAATTAAATACGCAATTCAAGATTCTAATATTTTTATAATTTCTCATAGAATCGATGACCTTACAGATAAATTTGAAAGGGTATTAGAGGTAAAAAAAGTTAATGGATTCTCCAAATTTTTCTCTTGACTTTTAACCCGAAACTTACTATACTTTATTCTTGATAAAAGCAATTATGGAAAACTTTGACATGATCAATGATTACATTGGAATTTCATCTTCTTTACCTTCACCTTATGCGGATACTACAATTTTAGGAGGGGAAGACTATTTGAGTTTTAATTCTAATTCTTACAATTCAGATTATATTACATTTAATACAATGTCAGGTTCTAGTGCTGGAAGTCCTATGACTAATGAAAATGCAAATGGTTTTTGGAAATATAATGAAGATAAAATTATAAAGCAACTAGAAGAATATATTAAAGGTACATATCGACAGCATTATGTAGATCGAACTGGTGGTGGAAATGAACAAACACTAGACAAGATCAAACACAATCGTCGTGAAGGGTTTTGTGCTGGTAATGTAACTAAGTATATTGATCGTTACGATACCAAAGGAACTCCTCGTGCAGATCTCTTTAAAGTACTGCATTACACTATTCTCCTGATCAATCATCTTAACCTTATTGAAAACAAGTGATGAAACTTTCTGAAAATACTATTTCTATTTTAAAAAACTTTTCGACTATTAATCCTAGTATCTACATTCGAAAAGGTAATGTCATCAGAACTATTGCAATGTCTGGAAATATTGCTGCATCTGCAAAAGTTGCAGAAGAATTTGATAATGAATTTGCAATTTATGATCTGAATCAATTTCTTAATGGTCTGAAACTTTATGATAATCCACAACTAGATTTTTCTGAAGAAAATTGCGTATTGGTGAAGCAAGGAAGTCATACCATTAAATATTTTCTAACTGATCCTACTCTTATTTTCGCACCTGAAAATAAAGATATTGTTCTCCCTTCTAAAGATATTTGTTTCCAAATTGATGAAGCACAATTTGAAAAATTAGTTCGAGCTTCATCTGTTTTTGGTCTTCCTGACCTTTCAGTAGTTGGGGAAGATGGAAAAATCGAATTGCAAGTTCGACAGAAAGAAAATGTTACATCTAATGAAGTATCTATTGTTGTGGGTGAGACTGAGGATGAGTTTTGCTTGAACTTCAAAATTGAAAACTTGCGGATTATTCCTGGATCCTATAACGTAGTTATCTCAAGGCAATTCATTGCAGAGTTTACAAATCAGAATTTTGATTTGACTTATTTTGTTGGTCTTGAGAGTGATAGTTCCTTCATCTCTTAATTTTTATTATGGACTTTTTGTTTTATCTAACACCTATAGGTAGAGAAATCATCAGCAGTGTTAT